GCCGCCGCCATTTATGTAGAAGAGGCCACCAAGTTCATTGTCTCGCACCTCGTCAATGGCGCTCATCGCAGGAACACGCAGGGGGCCATAGTAGGGCAAGTTAGTATTGCCACGCATCCAGGCAAGAGTACCTGGACTTGCGCCTACGCCGGTCATCTTACGAGGGATAGAGCTTTTCTTTTCTACTACGTGAGCCGCTCCCAGTCTCCAGCTGTAAGCTCCGACTCCAGCCACACTACTGATATATACCCTAGTAGCAGCAGTGCCAATAGTTCTTTCCGTCTCAACCCTCTGCCACCCAGCAGATAGCGTAGCATTCTGAAAATTATCTCCACCCGTTGGGCCTACTTCTCGTATCTCGATGTCTGCCGTGTTGCCAATAGCGGCAGTGCCATCAGCAATGACATAGCCACTAGCAACTAGCGTCTTTCCCAGCACCTCCGAAAGCGGAAGGTCTTGCTCTATAGCCCCGGCAAACAACCCCTTCGTAACCTTGCCGCTGTATTGGCCCTCAAGTGAGTCAGTTGAGAGGTCTAATGCACTCACGCCACCAGATATAGCCCATCCTGAAGTATCCTCATCGAAACACGGATTACCCAAAAATGGCTCGCCTTCTGCGGCGTCTATGAGGCGATGAATAATGAGTTCCGTGGGCTGACCTTGCATGAGCCGCTGGCTAATGATGGCCCGCTCAAGCATGACCATTGAGTCCGTCGCCTCGATGGTGGCTTCTTGACTCTTGGGAACAGGATCAACGCTGATACTGGTGATAAAGCCGGTAAATTGCGTTGTGGTTGAGGGCGCTGTCGTCCTCACCCTTATCGGGACAAGGGTAGTCAAGGCGACAGAGTTCTCAGTGATAACACTTGCTCCTCGGGGTGAGTATTGTCCTGTAGAGTTATTTAGAGTTACAGATAGTCGCCCCGCACGAGCAGAATCTAGATAGTCATCTCGACCACGGAAGATAGTAGCGGCTTTAACGTCATCAGTAATGTTGGTACCGTAAGTACCATCTTGGTCGATGTCGAGTTCTACAACAAATGTTGCTCGTGCCACTAACGACCTCTTCGGATCATTCTTACCACTTGACGGGCAGTTTCTTCAGCAGTATCTGCTTCGTAAATTGTGATATTATAGGTAGAAGAGGAGGCCATGCCGGACGGCAGAGCGCGGTTTAGAGGAATGACAGCTTCTGGTCCTGCCTCTCCGAGCAGCGAGTACGTTGGTCTAGTAACAATACCCCCGTGCTGGAATGGGATAGCAGGGAGTAGCTTTACCCCTTCACCCACTGTGATAGCCCCGTACCCCGTTGCAAGCAAGAACCGCACTAACGCAGCTATCTGAGTATCAGTAAATCCGGCTGCTCGGTACTCACGTATTTTTCCAAAGACGGCCCCCAATTTGGAAACATCAACATTCTTGGACAAAGCGGCATACATGAGAGCAATCTCGGTAAGTCCGACAGAGCCGAACTTGAGTTTAATCTCAAGCGCAGCCTTGTCTCTCATCAACCTTATCGCGTCGGCTGCTAGATCCGTCATCGTCTTAGCTTTTTGCAGTTTTGCAATTACTGGATCCATCATCCCAGCCAAGGTTGTCTTGGCTGGCCCTGCCTTCTGTATCAATAGGTCAAGTTTTTGTCGGTTGAGATCTAGCTCGTCTCTGGACTTCTTTAGGTCTTCGATCTCGTCCAACAACTTCCGAGGGGCAAGAAACGCGATAAACTCTTTCTTCTTCGCAACGTTGTCTCGCAACGCCCCGGTGTTGTCCCCAAGAACATCCAGCTCATCCTCAAGGGCACTGGCCGTCTCCCGAATGGCGTCGGCCTCCATCTGCCGCTGGTCAATCTGTATTTGGAGAGCTTCCTGTGAATCTTGAAGCATGGCTATCTGGTCGTCATAGCCCTGGACTACCCTCTCCTGTGCCCTGATGACATCACCGGACAGGCCAGGTATCTTCTGCATCGCCTCCAGCTGTCTGCGGGCGGGCTGGCTGGCGAGCATGATGCGTCGTAACTGGAGGTCGAGCAGAGCAACGTTGCGCTCCAGTGGCCGGTTCAGGCGCTCTACGGCGCTGGCCTTGCGGTTGATGGCGTTTATCTCACGCTGGATAACTCCAGCCTGGCGGTCTTGGAGTTCAGCTTGCTTCTCCATTGCGTCTACTTCATCCAACAAGGCTTTAGGAGTCAAGCTCTCTACATACCGCTCTTTTTCTCTAATCAGAAGATCTAGTTCACCGATTTGAATATCTAAAGCATCTCGTTGTTTTTCCAGAGCCACAGTCTGCTCATTTATAATAGTGGTAGCTTTACTCGTTGCCTCTCCGCCGATTGCCTGTAATCTGGCATTGATAGCCAGATCGATATTGACTTGCTCCAGTGAAAGACCAAGCTGTTCCACAGTCTCAACTTGAGAAATTGAACCGAGAGCCTTATTCAAAGCCACCTGTTCCATTACAGCAGACAGTTTACTAACAGACTCAGCAAAGGTATTGAAGGTAGTAGTTAGCTCAGTAGTTTGGGCCGCTACGAGTTTCTCGGCCTCGTCGGTATCGAGGAAGAGCTTGACCAAACCCTCAAGCATCCTCTGTGACTCAGCCCCAGGCGGGAGAAGTTCTGCGTAAGCGTTTATGACTTTCTGGATTTCTGCAGAACTAGCCCCCCTCTCCTTCAGGGCAGCGACGCTAGCAGCAATCTGACGCTGAGCTTCTACCTGGTTTGCTACAAGCTCCTCACCAAAATCTGCTCCGCCGAAAAAGAAATTGCCCATATCTATAGCAGGAAGGGTAGCGAGTTCTTTGAGAGCTTCTTTCGTCTTATCGATCTGAGCGGACACGATTTCCAATTGTTCAACACGAATCTGTTCAGGAGTAAACTTCCACTTCGCCCCCTCCGATGACGCCTCTTGCAACTTAGCTATGACTTCATCTAAAGCTTTATTAGTTTCGTTAACCATCTCGTCAATCCCCTTCGGTTTTTTGAAGAGGAGTCCGCCGGTCATCAGATTAAAGGCAGATCTCATGCTCTCTGTAGCACCCTTGCCCTCAACGATAGCAGCCCATAACCCCCTAACTGCTCCAGCGACAGCCCCAATTATTGCGACTGTAGGCAAGAATCTCAAGAAGACGATGAGAGATCCCCGAAGTGCAGCCCCGGCCTGAGCCGCTCTACCAGCCATTGTTAACTGAGCCGTTCCCGCAGCACCAGAGGCCGCTGCCAATTCTCCCTCTGCTGCCGCTGCTGTTCCAGCAGCAACTGCAAGTTTAGCTTTTGCAGAAGACCCGGCCTGAGAAACTACAGTCTGGGCTTCCAGTGCCTCAGCCGCAGCAGCGGAGGATGCAGCCAAAACCGCCTCTCCTTGACCTAACAATGCCAGTGAAGCATACATTTTTCCAAAAGACCCAGGGATTGCAGTGGATACCCTAAGTAGTGCTCCGAAAGCCGATAGAAGAGGTCCTGCAACCAACATGATGCCAGCAAATCCAATGGCCCCTAGCTTAACCTGACCAGGTAGTTCGTTGAAGAAGTTCAGGAGGGTAGTTAGAATGGGAAGTGCCTTGGATTGCACAGTGGTAACGAGGTCATCAATCGAAGCTCTAGCCGCCATGTAGTTCTCAGAAGCGTTTTTGGTGGCAAGAGCATTTCTGTCAATGGTCTTCTCAGTCTGTTCAAGGACGGCATTCAAGAACCCTTGACGTTTTTCGTCAAGTGATAGCTCATCTACCGTCTTCCCGAGAGACTCAGCATACGCCTTAGTCGCATCTTCAACCCTAACGATGATACCCAAGTTGTCCAGAATGAGCCGGCTCTGACGCCCGATACCTAGAGTCAAGTCATTGAAAGCTGATGTGGTACTTACTCCGAAGACGCGGGCACGGTCACGAGCAATTTCCATAAGCTGAGTAAATTCGGTAGTTGTATCAGCTACACCAAGAATCATTGCCCGAGATGCTGCCGCTGCCATGTCTAGCTCGGAAATTGTACCGCCAGAGGATTCCCTCAAAGCGTTTAGGATCTCTTTAGAGCTAGCCCCCATCTGTTTAGATGTCCGCTCAAAAGCCTCGCCGACCTGAAGCTTTGCGGCACTCTGGTCAAACTGAGTAAGGACTGCTGCTGAGGCAACCAGAGGAACCGTGAATCCTAGAGCAAGAGACTGACCAGCATTCTGGAATTTACCGCCAATGGCATTTACGACATTACCAAGCCCCTCGACTGCTTGACCTTGACGGTTAGTAATGGAGATCATCCCGTTTTGCTGTGTAGCAAATTTGTTAACATCTGAACCCAGACGGTTGAGGCTTTGAGAGATCCCAGCTACAACGGCTTTAGTCTGGTCTATAGCACGGAAGATAAGGTCAAGACCCGTCTGAGTCATCTACCTCTCCCATTTCTTTCATACGTTTCTCATAATCAGACTGGACCCCTAAAAATAGCAGGATTAGCTCAGCCATCCAGTGGGGCATCTCCTCATAGTCTGTGGGGCTGAGCACTACTCCCATCTGTCTCATTTCAGACCAAATACCTATCGGATACTCTAGTTCCTCTGGTAGTGGTTCACTAGTATGAAAATATGCTAGGGTCTCTGTCCTAAATTTTCGAGTTCCTCAGCAGTCTTGACTTTATTCAGGCCACGAATGAGATCACAAAGTTCATCTACAACAGGAGACGCAAGCATCTCAATATTTTCCTCTGTGAGAGGAATTGGACCTGGGTGGTCGGGGTGGCCTTTGGGGTAGTTCAAGTCCCACCCCACAATAGCCCGTTTGAGGATGGCAAGCTGTCCAGACGGCAGACCCATTACCATATCAAGATTCAGCCTCTGGGTCTCTGGCGCTATCCCGTCCGTCGCTGCTGCTGCCTCCGAGCGGGGCATGTTACGGGTGGCCTCTATCACCACCTCAAAAGCGTAGTTTACGTCACTCTTAGACAAGACCTTCTTAACCTCAAACGTAGCCTTATCACTTCCACTTTCGACTACCTTAGCCACCTTGTCTTCTGGAAGTGAGATGAAACTCATTTTACCTTACCTACCCTTTCAGAGATACTAAAGCGAGGTCCTCCATGCTGGCGGGTTCGTGTCGAAAGGCACCAGATTTGCCGTAAACGTAACGGCTGCGCCAATACCTGTCGAGACACTGTACTCAGAGCACAGAACCGAACCACTAAACATCGGAGCACCAGTGGCAGAGCCCTTGGGCCAGAAGTTTAGTGCCAAACCAGCCGTACCGCCCACGACACCGGACAGCACAGCATGGGCCTTTCCAGCAGCATCGTTCAAGTTACCTTGTAGCCTCATCTGACTGTCAGTAAGACCCACCACGTATTTCTTAGTAGAGTCACCAAATCCCGAGACTTCTACAGTGTCGCCCGTGGCTGGAACCTCAATTGAGTTAAGGTCGTTACTGATGTCCTGTAAGACTGCGCTACTATCATGCATCCTGAGAACGGACAATCTCCCGTGATACTTCGCCATCTGTTAAAACACCTCCTTTACTACTAGAATCGTTTATACCCGACCCAGCCCGTCCCTGCTACGCCGGTAAATGCTGCCCGTAGATACTGTGGGGCAGTACCAGTGTAAGTCCCTCGATACCCTGCCCACGGGGCTGAGTGAGACCCGAAGTTGATACGGTCAGTCCAGGTTGGTCCAGCAGCAGCCGTAGAGCTTTGGATTATGACTGTACCGGCACCGCCTATAAGTTGCAAGTGGGCTGAGAATCCAGCATTGGTAGGAGTCTCACCAGTGTCAAACCCTGTAGGGGCGGCTTGGAACGGAGCATAGCCCCACAAAGTCCTGACGTACTCAAAGACTCCTTCTCCACCGCCTCCGGATAGGGCTATGTTGGTAGAGACAGGGCCACCAATTCCAGAGGCTACATTATACTCACTTACGTTGACAGTACCACCACACCCCGCTCTTCCAGCGTCCGTACCCCATGTGGCATTGAGCATTACCTGAGTACCTACCTTGGACTGGACAACAGCGTGAACCCGGTTCGCCGCGTCATTGAAAAGACCAGCGACTCGAATACTGGTATCTTGCAACCCTACTGCGTAGGACTTAGTACTGGCTCCAAATCCACTTACATCCACAACGTCGCCAGTTAGAGAAGGCTCAAAGCTGTTGAAGTCCCCACTTATATCATACCCGTCCATGTAGACCCGGGTATGTTTCCCGTGTATTTTAGTCACTTATTCAATCACCTCCTTTATGCTCCTTTTCCTGCAAGCCTTACCATCGCTCTCACTCCTACTTTATTCATCTCGTGAATAAATCCTGGCTGTAATTCTTGGAAAGAACGATACACAAAGTCACTAGGCTCAGTACCTGGATGCTGAACCCCCTTTCTGAACAGAACTTCTCCTCCAAGAATAAACCTCAATACCTTTGCTCTCACTGATGTAATCTCGTGAGGGTCAGTACCTTCAAGGATCCATTTAGCTTTCGGGTCACTAGAGAAAAACTGGACCTCAGTAGTGTGACCCGCTGGAATGACTACACCTAAAATGGAGTCACGGAAACGTCCAGTTCTCTTAGGTGCATTTTTTCTTAGAACTTTTATTGCTGTTGGAAGATAGTGTCTTGTACCCTCCTGTCGAAGAGTAGCTAGACTATCTTCCCACTTTGCAAAACGACCCAAGAAGTCTCGAAGACCAGGGATAGTAACTTTAATTATGGGAAAGAAACTCATTCCAAGTATCCTACTGAGATTGTCTCAGTGACTTGGCATCGAAGAACTTCAAACTGGAAACGAGTTGCTCCCATCTCAATCTCTGAAGGGGCTGGATCACCAGAGGAGATGAGGGCATCATAAATATTGGTAGTTCCCAAAAGTGGTCGGGTATTAATTTTATCAATTACAGATTGTCGCATAGTCCCTAAACCAGGGGCAGAGGTAAGCTCATCATCCCAACGGTGAAATAGGTTTATATTAAACCGCCAGTCAATTTCATGATCCCCACTAAATTCTGCTCGCCTCTGCTCGAAACCCCCATACTCCACAATCATTGCTGAGGCGGCACCAAGAGCAAGGGCTTTATAA